TGGCGGCGGCGCAGGGCTACGTCCATGCCGACAAGGGGCGATACTGATGGCAAATTACCCATCTGCAGCCGATTACCTGCGCGCCCGCAACGTTGAGCCGTCGGCGGAATTTTACGCGCGACTGGAACATCTGCGTCAGGAGGCGTGGACGCTGTCGAAAATCAGCGATGTTGAGCAAATTGAGCAGGTCAAGCAGAGCCTGGTCAAAGCATTGGCAGAGGGCAAGAGCTTCCGCGAATGGCAACAGGCGCTCACCCCGGAGATGCTGGCGCTGCCGCGCCACTATCAGGAGACGGTATTCCGCACGGCGATGCTGTCATCGTACAACGGCGCCAAATGGACGCACTTCCGCGCCCACATCGGCCGCCGCCCCATCCTGCGCTATATCGCCGTCAACGACCATCGCACCCGCCCGGCGCATCATGCCCTGCATGGTCTCATGATGCCGGTGGATGAGGAGCGTTGGCAGCAGCTGGCGCCACCCCTTGGATTCAACTGCCGCTGCACGATGGTCAGCCTCTCCGATAAACAGGCAAAAGCACTCGGTTACAGCGGCGCGCCGGAAAAATTGCCGACGTGGGAAGATGACCACGGCGTCAGCCATACCGCGACAGCCGATAAAGGCTGGAGCAGCCCCGAACGCCGCGACCTCACCGACTACCTGCGGCAGAAAGAGCAGAAGGCGGGGCTGGGGCGGGCGGTGTACGACGAGGGCAAGCCTGCCGTGCCGAAACCGTACACGCCACCACCGCCGACCGATACCGCCAGCGCGGCACGTCATCACGTCGTCACCCACGGGCAGGCGGACGGGCTGGAGCATGGCTATCTGGTGGACAAGGACGGGCGTTTGATTGACACCCGCAGCGGCAAGGCGGACAGCATTGACTACACCGACATTCTCGGCTTGCTGGCCGGGGCGACGCTGTATCACAACCACCCAAGCGCCACTTCATTGAGCGCGGCGGATATTTACCTGATGGCCGATAACGGGGTAGCCGAGCTTGTCGCTTACGGTACACACGAAGCGGCGGAATACCGCGCGCAAACCTTGGTGCGTGCCGAAATCGTCAAGGCGACGTTGTATGACGTGGATATTGCCGTGAAGCGGTTTTTAAGCGCCGCCTACAAACAGGGGAAAATGAGCAAGGACGAAGCCATCGCCTTGCGCCCGCACCTCACAAACACCGCGCTTGACAAGATGGGCGTGATAAAATACAGCCCTGTACAAATGAGCCACGCGACGCAAGCAGCCGTCCGCGCTCACGAGGCGATGATTCAGGAATGGTTGGAGCAAATCAAATGACCGCAAACAGCTATCGCGGCAGACTATACAGCGAAGCGATGCAGCAAACCTTGTCCGGACAACTGGCTATCTGGCAAGACATTGAGGGCGAAAGCCGCATTGATGACGCGGAGCGCGCCCGCCTGCTGGAACATTGCCGGAGCGATATAGCCTTCCTGCTGGATTTGGATATGGCGACCACCGATGATGTGCAACAGGCGCTCAAAACCCTGAAGCCGTCCACCCCACAACGCGAGCCGTTGATTCGCCTGTTGCAAGACTGGATGAAACAGGCGGCATGACCACGAAACACCACACCACAGCCCTTGCACCCGCAGGGGCTTTTTTATGGGCGCGAGAGATAGCCAACCTCCCGCGCTTTTTTTATTCCTCAAAGGAGTTAAACATGGCAAACCTGATATTTGGTGGCACAAGCCTGAGTGTGATTGACCGCAATGGCGACAAATGGCTGACCGTAAACGACATTGCGGCGGCGCTTTACCCGTCCGGCGAAAGGGGGTCGCAGTTTGCGACCCCCTTTGTAACGCGGGTGCGCGACCTCTACCGCCGCCATGCTGAAGAATTTACCGACAGCATGACTGCGCTGATTGAAATGGAGGGTGCGGGCGGCAGACAGAAAGTGCGCGTATTCAGCCTGCGCGGTGCGCATCTGCTCGGGATGTTCGCCCGTTCGAAGAAAGCCAAGGAGTTCCGCTGCTGGGTGCTGGACATCATAGAGCGGCACAACCACGAGCGCGGCATCCTCACCACCCAATACCATCAGGCGCTGCTGGATTACGCCACAGGCAAGGCGAACGCCAGTCTGTGCGGCAGGGGGCTGAACCTGTGGAAGCAGGAAAAGCCCGGCATCCGCAAGCGCCTTGCCGACATCGTGCAGAAAATACAACCCGATATGTTCATCACCGCCCGCTAATGCGGGCTTTTTTATACCCAAACCAAGGAGTAATCCATGACAACGCAAACCATCCAGTACGACAAGCCGTCCTTCCTGCACTGGGAAGGGCACCCGACCAACAGCCGCACCCGCGTCAAGGCCGCAAAACCGGTCAAGGCAGGCGAGGTGCTGGTGCTGACCGACAAAGGATACGAGCCGTTCAAAGGGACGACCCTGCCGACCATCCTAGCGAGTGCAGTACCGGGTGCGGTAGTCGCCTTTGCGCTGGCCGATGCTGACAAGGACGCACAAGTGCCGTGCGTTATCCGCAACGCCACCATCCTCATCGACAAGCTGACGGGTGTCGCCGCCGATGCCTTCGACGACACCAAACCGCTGCATCCGTTGGTCGCCCATTGCAACGCGCAGGGCATCGCGCTCAATACGTCCATCGCCACGCAGCGAGGCTTTGCATGAGCGGCATCACCCTAAGCATTGCCCGCCTATCCGTTGATGAGCGGCGCAAGATGCGTGGTGTCGCCTACGCGGGCGGGGTGCTGTCCTACTACGGCGACAACATCGCCATCGACCTCGACAGCCTTAAATTCGACGGCAAGCAAATCCCCTTGCTGCACAACCATGACCGCGACCGCGTCGTCGGTTACGGACACCTCATGCGCGAGGGCAATGCCCTCATCGTCGAGGGCGAGATGCTCAACAACGACCACGCTGCTGAAATCACCAGCGCCGCTGATGAGGGACTGGAGTGGCAGATGAGCGTCCACATTGAGAGCCGTCGCACACTGACCCGTAACGCTGGCGATGTCGTCAACGGGCAGGCGATTACCGTCGATGAGGTGACGGTGCTGGCTGACGGCGTCATCCGCGAGGTGTCATTCACCCCGACCGGCGTTGATGCCGACACCAGCGCCCGCATCCTTTCCCTTTCTCTTAAACCCGACAAGGAACAACCCATGAACAAAGAACTGGAACAGCAGGTAGCGACGTTGTCCGCCGAAAAGGAAACGCTCGCCGCCGAAAACAAAACCCTGAAGCAGCAGCTCGCCGAACAGGCGACGGCCGCGAAGCTGGCGCAACTCTCTGCCCTCGGTGTGGAGGGCGAGCGCGCCGCCAAACTCGCCAAAGCCGACGACGACACCTTCGTCGCGTTGGTTGAGCAAATCCAGCTCTCGGCGAAGCAGAGCGCTGTGTTGTCCGCCAGCTACGAGGGCGGCACCACCGAAACCACCCGCCAGAATCCCCTCTTAAAGAACAAGGAGTAATCCATGACTGCACTTGCAATGCTTGGGCTCACCCAGAAAGAACTGGACGAGGCCGTCAACCAAAAACCGAAAGTCCCGTCTCGCCTGCTCACCGACCCGATGTGGCGCGAAAAGAACCTAACCACGACGACCGTCATGGTCGAGTTTGTCGATGGCCGCGTCGCTCTCATCCCGGCGCGCGACCGTGCCGATGCGCCCAACCAAAAGGCGTTCGGCAAGGGCAGCACCGTTCGCACTTTCGCCGTGCCGCATCTCTCGCTGCAAACGGTTATCCGCGCCGACCAGATTCAGGACGTGCGCAAGGCGGGGACGGCGGACGCGCTGCTCTCCAACGCCGAAGTGGTCGCCGACGAAATCACCGAACACCGCAACAGCCACGACGCTACCATCGAACACCTGATGCTGGGCGCGGTCAAAGGCAAGATTGTCGATGCCGACGGCACCACCGTCATCTATGACCTGTTTAGCGAGTTTGGGATTACCGAGCCGGAAACCACCATGCAGTTTGGTGGCACGGGCGACCTCGGCCTCGTCATCGAACAAACCCTGCGCGCGATGAAAAAGGCGCTCAAAGGCGACGTTGCGAGCGGTTGCACCGTGCTGTGCAGCCCGGAATTTTTCGACTCGCTGGTCAGCCACAAATCCACCAAAGAGGCGTGGCTGCGCTACCAAGACAACGTTCTCGCCCGCGAAAACACCCAGGGCAAGTTCGCTTGGAAGGGCATGAACTTTGAAATCTACGACTACAGCATCGGCGCCACCCCGATGATTGAAGCAGGCCATGCACACGCCTACCTCACCGGGATGCGTAACGGCTTCGTGCGCTACAACGCCCCCGGCAACATGATGACCGAGGCGAACAAAATGGCGCGCGCCTTCTACATCGACGTGGAAAACCTCGAACACAAGCGCGGGGTGAGCGTCTACACCGAGGGCAACCCGTTGCCGATGTGCCTACGCCCGCAGACCCTGATGCACTTCAAGAGCGCGTGATGTACGCACAACCGCAAGACATCATCGACCGCTTCGGCGCGCGCGAGGTGAAACAGGTGTTGGAAGCCGACCCCGATCCGCAAAACGCCCGCCTGTTGGCGGCGTGTGCGGATGCGGCGGCGCT